CGAGGGGCGAATCCCCTCGTATTCTTTTCACCAATTGCTAGGTATACTGGGACTCTTAGAGGCGGTACCGAAACTATATATCATGATAGTGTGTGGGACTCTTAGAGGCGGCACTAGATTTTGATATGTATTGCATTTGGCTTTTCTTACTTCTTCAAATTTGATGTTGTGTTTAACACCTAGTTAGGATTGTGTCTAAGTAACTACCCGTCCTTTGGATAGGCTCTGCTTATTGATACGTCAAACCTGGGATGCGGATTAAGAATTGTGCACTCTATGGACATGGCTCGAACACGATTTGTTTTGACGACACTTTGAACCCACACTTTGGTCCTGCGAACTATATATGGGGTTCGCAACCACTCGTAGGACTGTTATGTTTGACTGGTTGGCTACCCCACGACTTAATATGGATTTGAATAAACTTAAAATTTCTTCTCGTGTAAATACTACTACTGCTTATGGTGTGGAAACTAAATATTCTGGCTTTGGTTCGACTGCTGAATTATCTAATAAGAATGCTTGTAATACTGCTGGAGAGGAACAAATATCTGTTGAAGATGCGTTGTCGAAAGAGATGGTAGTTTCAACTTTCACGTGGTCCACTAGTGGCCTTACTTACACCCCTTTGCAATTGCCGTCCGATTTACTAACTATTGATAATGATAGTTTGTTGTTTCAAATGGGCTATTCTTACTTCCGATTTTTCCGTACTGGTTATCGTGTGCAAGTTACACTAACAGGTTCGAAATTTTCTCAAGGTAGATTGTTAGCATATTATGTGCCGAATGAGAATGCAAGACATGCAACAGTGGAACAACAATCGCTTTATAGTTTAACAATGTACCCACATGTTGAGTTGGATGCTAAAGTGGAAAATGTTGGTGTGATTAATGTTCCTTTCACGCATTATCTAAATGCTTCTATGACCGTCCCTAATTTAGCCCTTATGGGTAATTGGAATCTAGGTACTTTGCATATTGTAGTGTTAGATTCACTTCAGACTTCTACTGGTGGTCCTTCTTCTCTTACTGGAACTGTGAGTATTAGTGCTATAGATCCAAAATTGTATGGTACTGTTGGTAGAACTCAGTTTGTTGCGCCCCCAACTACTATGGTTAGTGCGAAAACGCAATCTTTTATAGAAAATTTGGCTGCCACTGCTTTGAATGGAATTGCGCCAACTGCAATGCAAAATATTTCTGGTTTTTTTAAACGAAATTTTGACCGCCCTATGGCTGCGGCAGAACCGATGATTATGACTGAAAAATCCCAACATGATTTGGCGTATGGAAAAGGACCAAATTATGGGGCACGTCTTGCTTTGGACCCACTTAGTAGCACCTCACAAAAACGTAAATTGGAAACTGGAAATGTTATGGATTTGAGGTATTTGTTGACTGCTGAATCAACTTTACATTCTACGTTCACTTGGTCGAGTACATCAGATTTTGGCGCATTGTTGTGGAAGGTTCCAGTTACTCCGATGCATAATGATTTTTCACTGTTGGCGGGTGGCAATGGGGCCGTGTTTAATTGTGATCGTGTGGCGATAGCTGCCGCTGGCTATGAGTTTTGGAATGGTGATCTGGAATACACGTTTAAAGTGATCGCAAATGGTTTTATGGCTGGACAAATAATGATTGTGTGGGTGCCTGGAGCGTATGACCCTAATTTGACTTTGGATCAAGCCCAGAGTTCATACCAGTATAAAATTGACATGACTAATTTGTCAACTACTGAACACACTGTGACAATACCGTATCAAGCTGTTACTGAAGTTTTGGAAAACCCGATTAATTGGAAAACTGTTACTGAAGTGTATGCTGGGGGCCCCACTCCAGTTGGAGTCAAGGATCCACAGATATACTGTAATGGAACGTTGTGTGTATTTGTAACTCAGAAACTTGTAACCAATCCTAATTTGTCTTCTACTTTAGCTATAAATGTTTGGAGAAAAGGTAGTGCTGGTGGCAAAGGTGGCAACCCGTTTAGATTGTTTGTACCGCGTCCCATTCCGTATATTACTTGTTTTGGAAACGTCCTTACACCCCCTCCTCCTCCCCCATCTAATATTAACATGGTTGGAGCTAAAACTCAGAGTGCGACAGAAACAGTTGAAGGGGAGAAAGAAGAGCCGGTTTCATTAGTGAATGCAGTGTGTAAATCTCCAATGGGTGCGAATTATTTCAATGAAGAGTTTATGGATTTAAAAACTGCGTGTCGACGTACTTCCACATTTACTTACTCTACCGCTGGCTCTATTCCTGCTACTAACGATACTACTCAATCTTTCGTGTGGTTTGCGCATCCAGTGCGTCCACATCTTGCTAACATGATTTCTCTTGCTGAAAGTCCTGATTCAAATCCAGATTCCTTGTTTCCCACATGGCTTGGATGGTACAGTTTATTATACCAGTATTGGCGTGGTTCTATGGTGTATGATTACAAAGTTAACCTTATAGGTACGTCGTCTAGTGGTAGTCCTATCGATCCTTCGTTTCTCCGTGTGTCTCAGATGCCTGGTCGGGTAGAATACACTTGGCCAGGGTGGCGTCGTGGTAGACCTGTGTTTCAACGGATTGCTTCCTCTCTTATGGATAAACCTTATGTTATGGGACAAGCGTTGGCGAATGGTGGTGTGCATTTTGACAGAACTGGTCATGCGCGTGTCGAAGTCCCATATTATTCAAAGTTTGAACGGTTGTTTACACAAACCCCCAATCCTTCTTCTAATTTGGATCCCTATGAGTTTCAGTCTAATATTTCAACTTTAGATTCTATAGGTATGATTTACATTTCTGGTGCTTATCAAATGGATGGAACTTCGACTATTTACCCTAGAGTAACTTTTGAAGCAAATCAGGCAATTGGGGACGACTTCGAATTTCAATTTCCGAAGGCGGTGCCATGTTTTATTGTGGAATGGTAGTCGCATTGTTGTGGATATTTGGTGTCTCTATGGTTTGTTCACTACTATTAACGTGTCTTTTAGGTTATTATTTTATAAGACTAGTTAGGAGGACATACAGTTATGCATGCAGAAAAATCCAAAAACATGATAGTAGTGTAGATGCCTTAGAGTTAGTGACTGTATATCGATCTACTGTTGACTCTCTTCCTATGCCTGTACCTTTATCCTGACCCTCAGTACCGCAAGCAACTCGAACAATCTAACCAACTGTGTGGGGTGCGAGGTTAAAGTATGGTAACATACTCTCTCACTATGAAGCCAGGGGGAGATTTAGTAGAGCCACCGCCCGCCACTAGTGCGGAACCTGTCCGTAGGTTGGGAACCTGGAGATCAGCGTGCCGAGGTCCATAACCTCTCCCAGTGTATTTCTGTGTGAGGCATTGGCAAAGTTATGGGTAGCCTTGCTGGTTCTGCCTGGGGAGCTGGAAGTCTTCGAGCCCAGGGGGTATCGTCACCGCCCAATCTTGTGACGTCTTTTTCAAACATTTGTATTCTATCATGGCGGCAATTCAACAAGTTATCGATAGTGCGTTCCCGCTTTCTTTCAGTGTGTGGTATACAAAAGGAGATGAGAGAAATGTACTCCGAGAGCTTCTCGGATGTGACGATTTTAATCTTGAGACCAATTGGTGTGCACAATGGAATGAACGTGTTCAGGCTGATAGGCAGTATGATAGAATGTTGAAATGGGACATGGCCAAAACTACACCGATGCGGCTTTACAAGATCCGATTGGTTATGCGAAAGCCTGGTTTTGACGTGTTTGGTGGGTTTGATGATGCGGGTGTGGCATATTGCTTTTATGGTAAACGTGGTGTCACGCCTCCGGCAGTGTGTATTTTGTATTACACTGTGTACGATGATATGGGATTGTTGTCTTTCAATAGTGCAGATTCGCGGAAGATATTGGCATATTATTTGAACCATTGGCGGTATTTCCGTGTGGGAACATTAGGTGTAGCTCGTACTGAAGGTTTGCTTGCGGCATATCAAACGTTGTCTAATCATAAACAAGATATAACCAATCTGATGACATTGACTCAAGAAACCATCAGAGTTATCGAAGAAAGGACGAAGGCCTTGGGCGAGCATTGCCAGCAGTATATGCAGAGCTACATAGCTATGGCGATTGATGGTATGTTGTTGCTTGTTGATTTATATATGGCTGAAACGCCCCTGCAGTATACTATGTGGGTGGCCCGTGTGTTATTACGATTTGTACCGTCTACCATAACCTCATATATCCAAACTTTATTTGACGAAATGTTGACTTTTTTTAATTCTAATTGCAGTACCCCGTCTGTATCCAATGTAGGGGCAAGGAGCGAAGGGGCCGTCCAAGTTGGTCAGGCTACTACTTTCTTTGAGGCGATGGTGGGCATCGTAAGCTGTGTTATGATAGGAGCGAATGTGGACAAAAGTTCAATTAAAGCTGCTACTACGGATTTTATTAAGCATTTTCCTTATGTGGCAAATATACCACGTTTGGCTCAAGCAATAACGTGGTTGATGGAGCATGGTAAGCAGATAATTATGTGGGCGATTCGGTTTTTCTCAAAATACGTGTTACCAAAGGAGTGGAACGACAAGTTGTTCTATATGCAGGAGAGTGGTGAGATTGAGAGTTGGATAGATCGTGTGGAATATTATTCTACTTATTTGGGTTTAATCGATTTGAGTACTAGTTTGTCTGCGAGGTTGGAGGTTGCATCATTGTATGCAAAGGGCAAACGTATTATGGCTGAATGTGTCCAACGGCCCCAATGGATGGTAAGTGGGTATCTGCAAGCTATATGGAAAAAATGTGTTGAGGCTTACAATGTGATGAATAAGACCAAATTTAAAGGCAAGCGTGTGCGGCCATTTACCATCAAATTGAAAGGAGGTACCCATATAGGTAAGACGCATTTTATCAAGAACGTGTTAGCACCCACTTTGGCAGATGCCTTAGGAGTGGACCCAGAACGATCGTCATTTACGAGGGTGTGCACTACTGAGTATCTAGAGCCATACATGGGGGAACCAATTTTTATGATACCTGATTTGGGGACAGCTCCTGATGGAAAGGATTATATTGAGTGCATGGGCTACATTGATAGTACGGACTTGGTTTTGAATTATGCGTTTGAGATGAAAGGTGCTATGTTTAGTTCCGTGTGTTTGTTGATGGGCAGCAACATTGCTTACCCCGCGCCCAAAGAACTTCCAGATCATGCAGCTTTGTGGACACGCATTAATGAGCACATGTTTGAAGTCGAAGTGGCACCCAAGTATAAGAAGTATGTTAATCCAGATGGAGTGTTGGATGGTAAACGCTTGATTGATGAATGTGGTGTGGTTAGGGATTTACATATTTTCCGCCGCATGCACACGCTTAAAGGCGAGGGAATCGGCAGGGGCGCGAATGGAAACAGTGTAGGAGAGGTTTATGATACGGAGCAATTTTTGAATTGGGCTGTAGAGAATTTCGCTCGGACCATGGAAAATGCTTCTAGGTTGAATGAATCATTCGTAGCACCCATAAATGAACAAGCAAGGAATCGGCTTAAGACTGCAACCACCCCACATTTGTACAACGCTGGGGTAGTTTCACAGGGGTTAATAGATGAAGAAACAACCAACCCGTTTGGTAATGATGCATTCCTTGAGAAGTTAGCGTCAATTGAGGCGTTTGAAGCAGAAATTGCTAAAAGAGATTACTCAGCTGAAGACCAGGAGTGGTGGCCAACCGGAGATTATGAGAATGGTACGTTAGTGGGTGAATGGAAATCTCTAGTTGTAGATCCTGCATATGTATGTTTGACCAACCCGGGAATTCGTGAATCACAAAATTTTGAGAGCAACAAAAGTCTGTTTCGAGCACGCATTAGACGTCAAGGGTTTATGTTGCAGATGTGGAACCAAATTAAATCCGCGTTTGTAGCATGTAAGGATGTTGTGGTAAGCTGGATCAAGCACCCTTTTTTGTGGATTGGTGTAGCCGGGGTTGGTCTACATTTTATCTCTGGATTTGTACGCGACAAGTTGAGGGTGATGTGTGTGCACAGTCCAGATTGTGTAGTGAAAAATGTGCGTGGCAAAACGTGTAACACTATATGCAATAATCAATGTGGATGCGCGCATGATGCGAAGTGCAAGCCAACAAGGGCATTTTACACGGATGATGAGTTGCGTGATCTTATTGAAGAGTATGGATTAGTGGATGCAAAGACGGAGGTAGGTGTTGTTAGTGGTTCTAGTACGGTTAACCGGCTTGCAAAAAGGGTGATAGCAGCACGTGCTGTCAAGCCAAAATTAGTGACATCGAAAACAGAGGGTCAGATCCATGAGGACACAATAGACATGCTTTTTAAACATGCTATTGTTGTGGTGGAAGGCAACGGAGTTAAAATGCATGGTTTGCGCATCAAAGGTCACCGGTTGATGATGCCATCTCATTTCATACATCAAGGCGATTTTGCAGATGGTGATCCTATTACCATTCATCAACCAGGTAATGGAAATGCCACTTCTACGACTGTGGCTTTCAATTCTGCAGCAGTGAGGTATATTAGTGTCGATAAGGGCGACCTGGTGCAAGATAGCCCATGCATGTGGGACGTCGGACCACAGTTGGGTAATCAGAGTAAAGATATAACCAAGTTTTTTATAAAGAACGACGACTTGGTAGCATTGAGATCCATATCGTGCGCATTGCTTCGGAATATGAACAATGATCCTAAGGTCATAGTGTCCAAGGCAAAATTGGTGGAAAGTATTGGTTACGATAGTAGTGTCACGAAGTATGACGCACGTTTAGGAAGAGTGGTGCCAGCAAATAGGTACTACATACCTCGTGGGTTGGAGTACAACATGTGGGCTGGCGCTGGTGCTTGTGGTTCTCCTTTGGTGGTGTACTCTTCACTGTCACCACGAACAATTTTTGGTGTGCATCTGTCAGGTGGGTATTCGTCACTATCGTATGGTTGCCCGGTGACACAAGAAGATTTGGAGTGTTTTGACCAACAATTTGGTGCACGTAGTGAGGGTTACTTGGCGCGTAACACCCGCACGATTTGTGAGATGCCCATTGACGTGCCGTACAACGACAATTTAGAGCGCGCCAAGGTGTTTCCCGAAGGTGATTACGTGGTGCATGGTGTAGTGGAGCCCAAACTTTCGATACGCCCAGCTAGTAAGACTCAAATAATACCAACAGTGTTGTATGGGGCGTGGGAAGTCACGAAAGAGCCAGCTGTTCTTAGACCTGGGGATCCACGATCTCTCAGTGATGTCTCCCCAATGCAAAGAGGCTTGCGGAAGTATGGTGTTGGCATTGAAGAACCATTGCCCATCATTTACGAGATGTTTGCTGAGGGCTTGTCAGAATCGTGGCGTAAAATAACACCTGCCGCAGGTGGAATTGTGTTGACATTGGAGCAGGCTATAAATGGTATGGACGTAGATCATATTGACGCGATTAACATGGATGCTTCACCAGGATACCCATGGATTAATTCGCGGCCGAAAGGAGAGAAGGGTAAGAAATACCTGTTTTATGTTGACGGCAAGTATGAGAACTCAGCAGTGCGATATGCTCCAACAATCGCACTTAAAGAAGCGGTAAGTCATCGGATGCGAGAAGCATGTTATGGTCGGCGTGTGCAAACCATCGTGTCAGATCAACTTAAGGATGAAAAACGATCTTTAGCCAAAATTAAAGCCGGCAATACCCGTTTGTTTTCCTCATTGCCAGTGGATCATTTGCTGTGTGAACGTATGTTGAGTATGGATTTCATAGCATCCATAATGAACCATCGAGTTGATCAAGGTAAACCTGATGCTTATGTGGCAATTGGAATGGACCCCACTGGTCCTCAGTTTAATGACCTATACAAGCGACTTATCACATATTCCAATTGGTTTGACGGTGATTTTGAGACCTTAGATGGGAAAGAACCGGCTACAATTCTAGATCTACAGGCTAGGTTGAAATATGAATGGTATGCACGAAGTGAGCATTTTATAGCATCTTTTGCTCAGATGCTTTTGGATCTCAACATCAATATAGACATACCATTGGAGGAAGCAGCGCGCAATGCATATGAGGTATTCGCGTGCGATTTGTATAATACGGTGCATTTAGCCCTGAATGTGCTGTATGAGAGGAAAAGGGGCATGCCATCTGGACATTTACTAACATCGGTCTTTAATTCTGGGACCACTCTCTTCTATTTGTTCGTAGCCTGGGTGGTGGTGTGCGTTCGCAATTTTGAAAGCGGTAGTAGGGAATTTCGTGATCTTATTTCGTATGATGCTTTCAGAGAACATGTTAAGGTAGTAGCATTTGGAGATGATTTTGTGGCATCAGTCTCTGATTACGCAGCGAAATTTTACAATTTTATCGTTGTGTCGGATATCATGAACCAAATGCGCATTGGAATGACACCTGGTAATAAGACAGCGATAGCTCGAGAATTTGTACCATTTGACGAAATTACATTTCTTAAGCGTTCGTTTCGGATTCATCCCGGCCGTAATGTCTGTATGGGACAGCTTAATTTTGAGGCAATAACACACAGCCTCATGTGGCAACACGAGAACGATGATCATGTGGCCATGTTGCAACAGAATTTGATGGGTGCTATGCGAGAGATGGTAGCCTATGGACCAGCTAACTTTAATGAGTTTCGAGACGTCGTGGTCAGCAATTTGAACCGAGTGGGAGGTGAGTACGCAGCGTGTACTGTGCACCAATATCGAACACTTGAGCGCGAATTTTTGGCCAAATTCGATTAATTTTTCTTACTTACTACATATATATTCATATATCCATGTCGGGTGGAGGTTTTCATCATACATTTTGGGTAGAGTAGTAGCAAGATAAATTTTGAGTTATGC